TTCTTGTCTACTGTCATAGCAGGAGTGGGGCTGTCATCAGTAAAAATAAGACACTCAACATTACCACCATCGCCCAATCCAACATAGGTATCCACCTCCAGTTCTAGTTTCATTTTAGATAGTCTCCATAGATTTTAAGAAAGTCCATTACTTCACGCTTTGCATCAGAGTCGAGCAAGTGCCCATAATCTTCAGGATGATTAAACTTGCTAATCAGTTTAACAGCAACCTTGATTTGTGCTGTTAACTCTTCGTTAACTTCTTCAAGGTCTTTGATGCGCTCTTCTAGCTGCTCAAGAGCACTGTAGTCCATAGTGTCGTAGTCAGCATCATTCCAATAGTCATAAGAATATTCAGTCATTTCAAACCTTTCAGTATTGATGATATAAAAGCAAAGCAACCTATCAGTAGTGCAGATGTCATGTGTTTTTCTCCATAGAGGTTGTTTCAAATTGTGTTCTCCAGACTAAGAAATCATGTTTCTTTCCAATCTCCTCCATAAGTTCTCCAACCCTTAACACAATATCCTTCTTAGCATCATCACCAAACTCGTAAAAACTTGCAACCCTGACCGAAAACTTAAGGTCTTCCGTTATTGCTTGTACGCTACTCATGTGTTCTCCTTATCATCTTCAATGTAATAACAATACTCAATCACAGTATCTAAAGAATTTATTACTTTTCTCATCGTTTTACAATCATGAATTTCATCTAAGCAATATGTAGGCAGTCCTGACCCCATCTGTCTGTAACTTAAAGCTGCTTTCATATCATTCAATGTATTTTGTAATTCATCTCTTACTTTGATGTCTATGTTTGTTTGATTGGTGCAGTCAATCATAGTGCGGCCTCCGTTATCTCGTTCATGCGGCCTGTGTGCTTGTCGTAGAGAACGGCACAGGCTTTACCAGTCTCTCCGCTATATCGGTTCTTAATAACTCTGACCCTGGTCGTATTCCTCTCGATTGGGTCTTCATGCTGTGCTGCTCTTTCCAATCCTAACACCATATCGGCTAGTTGTCCAATACTTGCTGAACCCCTTAATTGGGACAGACTAGTGGCTGCGCCCTCTTCATGGCCTTTACCCTCTGGCCTGCGGAGATGGGACACCACAAACAAGGCCACCCCTGTTTCCTGCACAATCATACGCAGCTTGGTCATAATCTCATCGATGGCTTTGCGCTCGTCTCCATGATCTTGCGCCGACACCACGATAGAGACATGGTCTAGCAGAATGTACTTGCAGTCTAGTCCTTTTGCAAAGTATCGAACCCGATTGATAATGTTGTCGATTGCTGTGCTACCAAAGCAGTCATAAAAGAAAAGCCTATCAGAGCCAAGGGTCTTATCAAAGGCTTCTTTCTTAGCCGATTCTGTTGCCTCAGTCTCTGCCAAGTGCAGTGGCTTATTGATCGCTAGAGACATCAGAGACAAGGCAGTCCGCTTAACCGATTCTTCCAAGAACATAATCCCGATGTTGTCCTTAGTCTCGCAGAGCAACTGCCATATCACTTCTCGGATGAATTGAGATTTGCCAAGGCCAGAGCCGGCAGTAACCACCACCATTTCCTGTTGCCTGATACCGCCTGTCATGCCATTGAGGCCAGCATAGGGATAGTGTGCCTGTGCCTTGGGCAAGGGCTGCATAACCAACTCAAACAACTCAGAGCCAGCAACGATACCGTCAGGCACATAAGTCTCTGCCGCCCACCATGCCTTTACGAAGTCCGCAGATTTGTTGTCCTTGAGATAGTCGCAGGCATCTTTATAGGGCTTAGACATTTTCATGATCTTGACCTTAGAGCCAAACAGGTCAGCAACGGCTAGGGCTGCTTCTTGACCAGGTTCATCAGCATCAAAGGCAAGCACCACAGTCTCAAAGCTGTCGATGTACTCGAATTGGGCTTGGCAGTCCTTCACAGCCGACTGTGCCCCATTCTTGATACTGACCACAGGGTACAGTGAGCCGGTCATCTGAAAAGCCGCCAAGGCATCTAATTCGCCCTCACAGATGGTCAGATATTTACCACCGGCAGGATACCGATTCTGCCCGAACAAGGTAGCCTCTTTAATGTTGCCTTGAGACCTGAATTGCTTGTCTGCCACTGATCTGACCTTGAAAGCCACTTCGGTACCTCTGTCATCACAGTAGGGATAATAATGTTCTGTCCCTGATTGTCTGACACCATAGGCTTCACAGGTAGCTTTGGTAATACCTCTCTCAGGTATGCTGAGGAATTGACCGCTAATACCCTTTAGAGGCTCTACAACGGGTTTCTGTGTCATCGGTAGTACCTTACCCCTTCCTGGGTCAGAGAAGCCCTCTGAGAGCGTTTTAGAGGCTTTGTGGCACACAAAACAATAAGTGCTGTCATCTGAATAGACTGCCCTGCCGTCTGAAGAGCCACAATCAGGGCACTCAGTGTGCCTAACGAACCTGTTTTTAGACTGTATTTGCATTGATCCTAATCCTTTCCTGAGCCAATTGATCCAATATTGCCAAGAGGGCAACACAATTGCCAGATTCTGGCTTAGTGCGCTTCAGAGCTTCGTAGACATCGTTTAACAATGTCTCAATGTCGGTAGAGCCATGAGCCAATAGGTCAACACAATCAGAAACACAAAACCAATAAATTCTTTCTAAGTCATCATTTTCCATCTAGTCCTACCTTTCTTTATTGTCTCTATAGAGTAAAGATTTAAATACTTATTAAAGTCTTCTTTCATAATAGACTATTTAGTCAATATAGTCTTTAATAGCAAGAATCGTGCCAGCTTGTTATCGGGACTGCCAAGGGTCATCGTTACCATCATCAAAACCATCAATGCCCGTCAAGGGGTCTAAATCGCTCTCAGTGCCTTCTTCGACTTCATCCATCTCCGACATCAAACTGACATTGCCAACGGCACATAGGTCGGTTTTAATCGATTTTAGGCACTGTCTACACATGGACAGATAATCCCTAGTGTAAACTGACCGAATAGTGGTCTCATAATCGGTTAATGCTTCATTACATGACCGGCATCTCATGGTGTCCCCTTTTTAAGACATAGAGCATCAAAGGCTTCCATTGATTCGCTGAAATAGGTATCTCTCAATAAATCCTTTTCATATGCTAGCTGTAGCCTTTTTTGATCTTCGGCCTTTACCACATAATAGGCAAACTCGACTAAATCGTCTTCGCTGCCTGAGTAATTCCCAAAGTCGCTGTAATCTAGCCTATCGTCTAAAATGTCAACTACTTCCTCGTTAGTTAATAACACGATAAAACCTCCTTTTGTTTATTGGTAAAGTTAGACAGTCTAGATTCTATCATGGCCTCGTGGACAGATGCAACAGCGTAGGCATCGAACCCGCCAATGTGCCATCGGTAAGGCCCTAAAGGGATATGGTCGAGTTTCCAATCATAAACGGTAGCGACTGAGCCATCTTCAAACTCAATAAACCATTCTGCATTAGTCTTATCGCCTATGAATACTGTGGGTGCTCCGAAACAGCGACACAATTCGTCATAAGTGGCGTTAACATAGCCTCGTAGACTGCTCATGTTAGTCTGATCTGCGTTACATTGTTTGTGCTTCATTCTTACCCCTTATCGCTCGAAAGCGTCTAGAAAATCGTTCACCGCATGCTCGACTGTTTCACCCTCATAGGATGTGCCAATTATGTCAGCACAATCCTCATCGGTGAATTCATAACCTAGCGATAAAGCATAGGCCTTAATCTCTTCGTTAGTCATTGTAATCCCCTTAGTCTAAATCCCACGGTTTAAAAATCATGATAACCCCAGCACAGCCCAGCAATAAGACAGCGATACTTGCATATTCCCATGCGCTCATGATTAGGCCTCCTGAACAGATGCAAGGGTTGCTGTGCCGTAATGCGTTCCAATAGTCGCCACAACGTCTTTACCATTGTAATTCGGTACGCTGTAGCCGTACATTGAATCCACGGGAGTTTTGCATGTAAACCCAGCCACTCGCAAAAGATAGCGAGGATTCCCGTTAGTGCTACTTGGTAGACGGTCTAAAATTTCAAGTTTGCCAACATGGCGTGATATGTTTTTCATGATTAGATGCCTTTCACTAGGTTGTCGAAATAGTCTTGAGGTTGCAATATAGCACAGTGCGCCCACTTGTTTATATGGCGTGTCGTTGTCTTAGACCATTTTTTTTCAGTCACTGAAAACAACCCATCTTTCCAACAAGCCACGGGTGTCTCATAGCTAAATAAAACTAGTGTGCCGTCAGTGAATGCCAATTCTGTCATGTTTGCTGATATTGGTTTGAGTTTCATAGTCTAGGTTCCTTTTAGATGTATTCGATTTCTTCAACGTCTTCGTCTGCGCACTCTAGCTCACAGAGTTTACTACTAAGCCATTCGTGAGCATCATCAAAGTCGAATACCCACATTGGGTTATATCCTCGATCTTTTGCGTAGCTCTCTAGCTTCGTTTCATCGTAGCTACCGTCAGAATTAA